TGTTTGGTCAACAGGTACATCAGGTTCTTTGAATGTAGATCGTGTATGGGCGAATGGCGCTGACCAGATTACAGGTCTTGCCGCACACAATGGATTTTTGTTTATATTTGGTAAGCGTCAAATCCTTGTTTATCAAAATGCTACTACACCAGCATCAATGTCATTGAGTGATACTGTTGAGGGTATTGGTTGTATTGCAAGGGACAGTATTCAGACTACTAGCACTGATGTGCTGTTCTTATCTAACTCTGGTGTTCGTTCTTTGATGAGAACAATTCAAGAGAAGTCTGCTCCAGAGAGAGACTTGTCTAAAAATATTCGTAATGACTTAACAACTGTAATTGCTGGTGAAACATTGGCAAATGTTAAGTCTGTTTATTCTGAGCGTGAAGCATTTTATTTATTAAGTACGCCATCTATATCTAATGTGTATTGCTTTGACACTAAGGCTTATTTGCCTGATGGTGCGGCTAGAGTTACAACTTGGGATTCAATAACTCCAACAGCATTTTTATCTCGCCGTGATGGTACTTTGTACATTGGCAAGAATGGCTATATTGGTTTATACAACACTTACCAAGACTATCAATCTGCATATCGTATGTTGTATTACACAAACCATGCAGACCTTGGTAATCAGAACCAAACTTCTATTTTGAAGAAGTTGTCTATTGTTGTTATTGGCGGTACAAATCAGACTGTTACCTTTAAGTGGGGTTTTGACTTTAAGACAAACTATTTGTCTAGTGATGATTTGATTCCAACTCAAGGCGAGTCCTATTATGGGATTGCTGAGTATGGTGCTAATGCAACTGTACTTGCACAGTATTCTGATGGTATTGCACTGCAAACCTTAACTGTTTCTGCATCAGGAAGTGGTAAGGTTGTTCAAACGGGATACGAAACAGACATAAATGGTTCAGCATTGTCTATTCAAAAGATTGAAATTCAAGCCAAAAATGGCAAAGTAAGTTAAAGGAGTAATTATGTCAGACTACACAAAATCAACAAACTTTGCGACCAAGGATGCTTTATCTTCTGGTAATGCCCTAAAGATTGTAAAAGGCACTGAGATTGATACAGAGTTCAATAACATTGCCACTTCTATTGCGACTAAGGCTGACTTAGCAAGTCCTACTTTTACTGGAACAGTGGTAATCCCTACTGCAACGATAACTACTGCAAATATAACTACTGCAACGATAACTACTGCAAATATTTCAGCGGGTACTATTACTGGTATTACTGATTTAACTGTTGCTGATGGTGGAACTGGTGCTTCTACTGCGGCTAATGCAAGGACTAACCTTGGTCTGGTAATTGGCACTAATGTGCAAGCATGGGATGCTGACTTAGATACCTATGCTGGTAAAACTCCGCCAAGTGGTACTGTTGTTGGTACAACAGATACACAAACATTGACAAACAAAACATTAACAAGTCCTAACATTGGCGGGACTCCTGTTATGAATGGAAGTGTTGTTTCATCTGCTTCTTCTGTTTTAACATCTGGAACAAGCATTGATTTTACGAGCATCCCATCATGGGTGAAACGTATAACAGTGATGTTTAGTGGTGTATCAACAAATGGTAGCACTGCGAGACAAGTGCAATTAGGTGCTGGTTCTGTTCAAACAACTGGATATAGTTCTAGTTCTGTTCGTCAGGGTGGTACGGCAACATCTACGAGTGGGTTGATATTTGACTGCTCTTCTGGAGCATCTGATGTTACAAGTGGAATATTAACTATTGCTTTGTTAGGGTCAAATTCTTGGGTAGCCGCATCATCGTATGCTTTTACATCAAGTGGAAATGGTGGCTCTGCTGGTGGTAATGTTACTTTATCTGGAACACTTGATCGTATTCGCATTACCTCAGTCAACGGCACAGAAACATTTGATGCTGGTTCAGTTAACATTCTTTACGAGTAAACATGATTTTACAAGACCCACAATTTTGCATTACTCATCATTTCAGTGATGGGTTGTATGCCAAAGAGTCATTCTTCACGGCGGGAATGGCGATCATGAAGCATACGCACAACTTTAGTCATTTGTCTATTTTGGCTCATGGCAAGGTTGCTGTATTGCGTGGTACTGAGATTGATATTGTTTCTGCTCCTGCTTGCATTGAGATTGAGGCTGGTGTAACTCATGGCGTAAAAGCCATTACGGATTGTGTTTGGTTTTGTATTCATGCCACAGACGAGAAAGACCCGTCTAAAGTGGATGAGATTTTGATTAAAGGGGATTGATATGCCATTCAATGCAGTATTAGGATATTTAGGGGCGCAAGAACAAGCATCTGCTATGGAGGCGGCGGCTAATACATCTGCGGCGGCTCAACGTGAAGCGGCACGATTGGCGGCTGAAGCGGCTAGATTTCGCCCTGTTGGGATTACCACTCGTTATGGTCTTTCCAACTTTCAAATGTCGCCTGAAGGCTACTTAACTGGGGCTAGTTATAACGTCAGCCCTGAACTAAAAGCCTATCAAGATCGTTTGATGGGTCTAACTGGTGGTGCTTTAACTCAAGCAGAACAGGCTCAACAACAGTATCAACCATTGTCTACAGCGGCTACAGGTCTATTTGGCTTGGGTCAGCAGTATCTTGCACAGAGTCCTGAACAAGTTGCGGCTAAATACATACAACAGCAACAGGACTTGCTTGCACCTAGTCGTGAGCGTCAATATGCTCAGTTGCAGAACCAGTTGTTCCAACAAGGTCGAGGTGGACTGTCTGTAGGTGCTACAGGTATGCGTCCTAGCGGTGCGGCTGGATTGGGTGCAACTACACCTGAGATGGAAGCATATTACAACGCAATGGCTCAACAAGATGCTCAGTTGGCGGCACAAGCACAGCAAGCTGGTCAGCAGAATGTTGCGTTTGGTACAGGATTATTAGGAACAGGAAGCCAGTTGTTAGGTCAGTATCAAGCTGGTCAGGTTGGCGCTTTAAGCCCATTTCAAACTTATTTGGGTACTGGTCAGTCTATTGAGGAGATGGGTCAACAGCCTTTGACCTTGGGTGCTGGTTTGGGTGGTCAAGCGGCGGCTTATGGTGCTAATGCTGGTAGAGCATTATTAACTGGTGGAATGGGTGCGGCATTGACTCAACAAGCTGGTTCTAGCTACAGTCCATTAGGCGGTTTATTGCAAGGTGCGGCGAGAGACCCAAGACTGCAAACTGGATTTGAGAATTTATACAAAGATTACACAATGAACAGAAATATTGCTGGTGCAGTCCCACAAAGCACCCCATTTACTCCAATGAGTAGTACGGATTTAGACGCTTTAATAAGCGGGAATTATGGTCAACGTACAACTCAAGGCTATAACCTTTGGTCTAAATAAGGAATAATCATGGCAACCTCAGACATTCTCGGTTTATTTACTACTCCTGAACAGTACCAACAGGCTCAACGTCAAGCGCAAGAGGCTCAAGCTATTCAATATGCAAATCTTGACCCTAGATCTCAAGCACAGTATGGTTTCTATCGTGCTGGTCAGCAGTTAGGTAATGCTATTGGCGGTGCTTTGGGTGGTGAGACCCACAGTTAAAGCTGATTTCACAGCGTCAGCAAATCCTTGGGATGATTGACCCATCTAACCCTGATTCTTATGCTCAAGCTATTCAAGCAGCATTGCAAACTGGAGATACTCAAACTGCATTTATCTTACGCAATGAGATGATGAAGTCAACTCAACAGGCTCAAGAGTTGAAGCGTCAGGCTCAACAAGAACAGTTGCAGGGTTATAAATTGACTGATTACCTTACTGAGCGTGGTCAGGGTATAAAAGCACAAGGTTTTACCGACATGGCTAATGAGTTGTTTGGTCAACTTATAAACCCTGATAAAACTATCAATGAAGAAGTCAAGGCTAAATTGCTTTCGTTCCCTCAAGGTCGTGCGCTAATTACTGAGCAAGCTAATGTTATTCCTGCTTTGCGTAAGATTGTTGCTACTGGTGTCGCTGAAGTCAATCCTTTCCAGCGATTCCTTGATGACCCTAATGCTCCAGCTTTTATTAAAAATAGCGCACAGCAATTAAAAAATAGTTTTGATGCTGGTGTATATAACGAAGAGCAAGCCGACAAATTGGTCACTAGGCTAGATGAAGCTTTGGGTAGATTAGAGCCAAAAGCCCCATCATTTGGTGCTGAAGCAGAAAGAAAATCAAAGAGATTGTTTGGCAAACCATATTCTGCTTTAACTCAACAAGAAGCTGCTGTAGTTGACCAAGCTGTTGAGGCATCTGAGAGAGAGAAAGCACCTAAAGCCCCAGTTATAAACATGACTGTTCAAAATCAAATGCAAAAAGGTTTTGGAGAAAACTTAACAGAGACTATTACGTCAAACATTAAGGCTGGAAGATTAGCTAGACCAATTTTGGGGGCGGTTGATAGTATGCAAATCTTGTTAGATGAAGGTGTAAGAACTGGATTCGGTCAAGAAACAATGATGCAAGTTGGTAAGGTTGGTCAAGTCTTCAATCCTGATTTCAATATCAAAGGATTGGCAGGACAAGAAGCATTGCAGTCTATTGCAACTAACTTAGTCTTACCACAAGTTAAACAGCTTGGTGTTAACCCAACTGATACCGATTTGAAGTTTATCAATACTGGTTCACCTAGCCTGTCAAAAACAGTTGCGGGTAATAAGTTGATGTTGTCTGCCTTGAGGTTAAAAGGTGAACGTGACCAAGATTTGTCAAGATTTACAAACGCTTGGTTGTCTCAAAATACTAAATTGACAACAACAAATCCAACTGAAGCATTTGTAAAATTTAACTCTGATTTTGATACATATACACAAAGCAGTCCTTTATATGCACCATCAGCAAGTAAGTTGAGAGAGCAATTTAACGCACTTGGCTCAACTACGCAAAAAGGTGGAAGTAAGCCTGAGGCTAGGACTGCTACAGATCGTGGCGGTTTGACTAAACCTAAACCATAAAGGAATAAAAAAATGTCATCTCTTAAAGACCAAATTTTAGACTTGCGTGATGAGTTAATGATTGCCAAAGATGAGGGTCAATTAACTCCTGATGGGCAAAAAATGTTAGACCAACTTGAAACAAAAAGTTGGACTACTCAAGGTTTTGGTCAGTTCATGCAAGGTTTATCGGCTAACTTTTCTGACAATGTAATTGGCTCAATTAAATCTTATTTGAGTCCTACGCCAACTAATGTTGCTAGACAGATTGGCATGGCTGCACCAGATCAACCAGCACCATCGCCATCAGATGTTGGAGTTGCGTTAGAACGAATTGGTTTAGAAAAATACAGTGAAGAGAACCCCGTTAAATCAGTTGTGGCTAACATTGCTGGCGCAGCTACTCCAGCATTGCTTACCAAAAAACCAATAACTTCATTACCAGCACAAGTTGGGGTAACTACTGCCTCTGCTTTTACCGCTGGACTTGGTGAATCTGAAGCTGAATTGTTTAGCCCAGAATCTTTGAAAACTGGTGCTACAGGTGCGGCTACAGCATTAGTTATGCTTCCAATTACCAAAGTTGTAGGCATGGGTTTTGGCACTGCTTATCGTGGTGTCGTAAAGTCTATATTTGATAACCCACAAAAACTAGGAACTGATGAAGCTAGGTCGCTAATAAAACAAGCATTAGTGTCTGATGTTGGTGGAATTGATGAAGCTATTAAATTTGTTTTGGATCGTCAGCAAGGAAAAACCAAGCCTTATGCTTTAGCTGATATAGGCGCAAATACTAGGGCATATTTAGATGCGGCTAATACCATACCAAGCGTTGGGAAAGCAACTGCTAAAAACTTCATAGAACAAAGAGATAAGGGAATATTATCAAGGCTGACAACAGACTTGCAAGTTGCTTTTGGCTCAAAAGCCGCATTCTTTGATGAGTTTAATGCTCTTAAACAAGCACGTTCTCAACTTGGTGGCGCTCTTTATGATAGGGCATTAAAAAAAGATATTCCTGTAACATTTGATTTGGTTGCGTTAATGGATAGACCAAGTGTTAAAAAGGCTTTTGTAAGAGCGCAAGAATTAGCTGAAGAACAAGGAGTTAAATTACCTGATGTAAAAGTAGTAAATGGAAAACTTGTTACATCAGATGGGAATCCAGTTACACGTATAAACACGACTTTTTTACATTATGTAAAGATGGGTTTAGATGATGGTATTTTCACTGGCAAAAGTCCAACTAGTGGAATTGGAACAACTCAACTTAATGCCTTTAAAGATACTAGATCAAGCTTTCTTGCCTTGTTAGATTCAGCTAATGGAACATACAAAAATGCAAGGCGTGTGTGGGCTTCTGATACAGCAGTAATGGATGCTATGGAAGAAGGCAGAACAATCTTTAACAAAAGCCCTAAAGATGTTGATGTATTGCTAAACGATATGAAGAATATGACAAGATCAGAACTTGAAGGTTTGCGTCTTGGAACTATGCAAAACCTTTTAGATCGTTTAGGTGGGGCGCAAACTGCTGACACTGTTGTTGGTGCAACTGGAAATCCAGCACTGAAGATCATTAACAACCCAAAGAATTTAAGAATAATTAGAGAGACTTTCCCTAAAGATGAAGCTGGAGACAAGGCTTTTGGTCAATTCATCAAAAACTTGAAGACTGAAGTGGAAATGAAAAGCACTTCAAAGCAAGTATTGCAAGGGTCGCAAAGTGCTGAACGAACTCAAGCAATTGAAGATGTTCGTGCTGGTGGTAAAGCCATGCGAGAAATGCCTGTAATGAGTATTCAAGGCATTCTCACTAGAGCATTGCAAAGAGATTATGCAAACTTAGGTGATGAACAAACTAGGGCTGTTGCCTCTGAAATGGTTAGAATTTTGACGACAACAAATCCTGCAAAATTGCAAAAGATTGGTAAAGAGCTGTCTGGTCGCAGTCTTTACGATGTAATCAGTAAAGATGTTCCAGAACTTCTGCCAGCTTTAGGCAGGACTATTTTGAGTCCATCATCTGTTGGCGTTATGTCTGGTACAGCAGCACCCAATATCCAAAATGCAGCAGGCTTGTTTTCAACCCAATAGGAGTACGAAATTGACCCAATCTCTATTTGTCTTCTTGCGGCTGGCTTGGTCAAAAACATCCAAGCTGGCTGTGACCTCTATAAGCAAGCTAAAGAGTCTTTTGTTGAAATCAGGAACACTGCTAATGAAGTTGTCGCTATTGGCAAAGAAGTCAAAGGATTTTGGGGTTCATTGCTTAAACTATTTGGCGGTAGTCCCAAGCCTGAAGCTACAAAGTCTGTGGCAAAGGCTAAAAGGTCTGACTACGTTGCTGTTGACGAAACTCAAGTCAAAGCTGACATCGTTAAGAACCTGAGTGAGTTTTTCAAGCTACAAGAACAGTTAGAAGCGCATATCAGGGAGTCAGAGGAGAAGGCTAGGACTGTAGTTTTTGCTGATGATGTGAACTTGATGGAAGAAGCCCTAAACAGGGTTTTGGCACAGCAGGAAATGGAGAGGTTGGTAGTTCAGATCAGAGAGTGCATGGTCTATCAATCACCGCCTGAGATGGGTGCTTTGTATTCAGAAGTGTTCAGCATGAGAGACATTATTGCGGCAGAGCAAGAAAAGGCAAGGAAAAAGCGAGATGCAGAATCATGGCTACGAAAGGAAAGGGAGCGACTCCTAGCAGAAAAACAAGCATACCTGTTGGTAGCTTTCCTGTTCCTCCTGTACCTATGGATGGTAATAGGTCTGGTAACCAAGATTGGGAAAACGTAATGGGATGGATTGCCGCTTGTGTGCTTTTGGTTGTGCTTCTACCTTTATTGGGTATGTTATACGTAGACGTATTACAGACAAAGCATGAAGCCAAACAACAGGTTGAGAAGGTCGAGAAACTGAGAAGGCAAGTTGAACAGCAACAAAAGAAGGGAAGCAAGGATGAGTAAGCAACTAGAGAAAGATTCAGAGTACGACAAGTTTGATACTGATCACGATGG